AAAAACAATGATATAATTCAAGGTGTAATTGAGAGTTTGAAGTTGCTGATGCTATGAATGTAAGATATAGGAAAAGATGAGATTTATTCTTTAGTGATAGAGCTATGAACACATCTTGTGCAGTAGAAATACACAAAATCATTTTAGATTAATTAATAATAAACACTATGAAAACAATAAAACTATTAATATTACAATTACTATTAGCAACAATAGTTTCACTGGTAATTACTTGATGACTATATATTCTTATCTCCTTTATGGCTTTTGAATTTGACTCACTAACAGATTATTGAGTTCCCTTTAGAGCATTATTTGTTATATTGTTTTGAATATCTTTTGTCCCTGATTTTAGAAACTCACTTAAAAAAGATTTTAACTTAAAATAAAACTATGTACCTATACAAAAACTGAAAACTAATAGAAAAAGTAGACTGAAAAGTATGAGATATAAAATCTTGCTCTCTAGCTCTACTAAAATACTGAATCTATAGTGATAAGCCTTGAATAGATTTAATGAGTAAGGCAAGAGAACAATGATATAATATTATGAACTATTAAGTATGAAGCATAAAGCAAAGTTTCGTAATAAAACAAAAGAAGCTATATATGAAAGAGATAATAAGTGTTGTATAATATGCTGAGTAAATATAAACTTACAATTTCATCATGTATATTTTGGTACTCAAAGTATTTATACTAAAGATAGAAATAATGTAGAAATGTGAGTAACTATTTGTGCTGATCATCATAGAGAATGTCATTCTTGTAGTAAATGACAAGGCATAAGGCAAGATTGTATTAATTATTTAGAAAAACTATGAAAATAACACTACCTTGAAAGCCTGAGTCTACTAATCATCTATATAAGCATACTTGTAGATGAAGATTCCCAACAGTCTATATGACTAAGAAGTGAAAAGATTTAAAAGAAACATATAAAATGTGTGCATATTCACAGTTTTTGTGATATGATAAATTTATGTGAGATATAGAAACATACATAAAAATATATTTTGATTCTCATAGAAAACATGATATAGACAACTATTCTAAAATCCTTCTTGATTCTCTTTCTTGAATAGTTTGGGAAGATGATAACCAAATACAGAAACAAACAGTAGAAAAGTTTTATGATAAAGAGAAACCTAGAATAGAAATAGAAATTAAAGAATATATAAATGACTAAGAAATATTGACATACTTGAACACTTTTTAAACAAACTAATTGAAAGTATAAATGGAGTTACAAGTTTGATTTTTGTCAACAGTGTAAAACTTGTAATTTTAAACATAAAGGAAGATGATTATGTACTAGTTGTTGGGATAAAGAAAGAAGCAAAAAGGCAAATAGGAAAGTAGTTAGATTTAAAGCTATGTGGAAACATTATTATAAAACAAGAATACTTATGTATTTAGAAAAGAAATCACATAAACCATTTTGACCTAAAACTCATAAAACTATAGAAGAAAAACGATTACAAAAACAAGAATGGTATAAAAATAATTCTGAAAGAATTAGTATATTAAGAAAAGCAGAAAGAAGATTAAAGAATTGATTACCCTGTTTAAAGTTAATTATTAATAATAAAGAGGTGTATTTGCCGTTTGAAGATATAGATAAACCAAAAAATAATTTACAAGAGTATGATAAATGGAAGGAGAAAGTAAGGCAATTAGAATTAGTCAGGAATTTCTATATGTAATAATATTTGTAATTAAACCAAAAATAAATATACTATAGCCATATATTAACATATAATAACACAATATGAAAGATACAAGAGTTTTAATAACAGAAAAAGAATATGCCATTTTAAATAAAGCAAAGATATATTTTAATATGTGAAGTAGAAAAAGAGCTTTAAGTAGAGTATTAGAAGAATTTGAGAGGGTACATAATTTATAATAAGTCCAGAGAGGATTTAAAAAAGTCCAAAAAAGATTTGACATTAAGAATAAAAAAGAGTACAATAAGAGTAAGTTACAAAATAGTTAACTAAAAAACTATTAAACAACTTACTTTTTATTATATATGGAACACTGTGACAACATAAGACCATATAACTATTATTTCTTTATATTATATATTATGACAATAAACAAAGAAATTAAAAATACAATAGATGATCTAAAGGTATGAGATACTATACTAGATTATGAAGTTACAGAAATAGATAATTGAGATATATTTACTTTAATGGATAAAAAACATACTTGGCTAGTTAAAGACAGTTGAGAATTGTTTGATATGTTATATGAGAATTTTATTACTAACTAAAAATAATTATGTGAAAATTACAAGATATAGAAAAATCAGTTTTAAGTATTAATGATTTACTATTAGATATAGAAAATGGAGAAATATCCCCTATTGTAGCTTATAAATATCTTAGGAGTTTTGAGTGAACTATTAAAAATGCTTTGAAACTTATTGAGAATCAAACTAGAGATATGGTTGAAGAAAGTCCATTAGAATATAAAGAATTTAGAATATCTATTAGAAAGACTTATGATATAAAATCTAATGCTTATTACAACTCTAAATATGAAGAATTACAAATAGCTGAAAAATTAGATGAAATGAAAAAGATTGAAAAACTAGTAAAAGTTGCAACAGATAACTGAGAAAGCATTATAACAGAAGATTGAGAGATAATAGAACCTGTTGAAGTAAAGAACAGTCAAATACTCAGTTATACGCCTAAGAAAAAATAGATTATTTTAATAATATGTAATTATGAAGATAGATTTAAAAAAACTAGCAGAACCTATGGACTACAAAACAAGGGTTTGACCTTGAGGTAAAGAGTTAGCATATATTGATGCTAGGCAGGCACAAGATAGACTTGATGAAGTGTGTGGTATAGAAAATTGGAAAGTAGAATATGCAGAACATAGATGAGAGCTATTTGCTTGAGTTTCTATAAAACTAGACTGAGAATGGATTACAAAGTGGGATTGAGGTTCTGAAAGCAATATAGAGAAAGAAAAGTGAGCTATATCCGATTCATTTAAAAGAGCTTGTGTTGTATGGGGTTTATGAAGATTCCTATATAATATTAAGCCTAGTAGTACAGGAAAGAAGGTTGCAGATGATAACTTACCTTGGTATAATGACTTTGATAAGCATATAGATAGAATTACAGCACAAATTAAAGAATGAAAGACAGCAAATGAGATAATCACTAAACTAACAGAAAAATATAAAGTAAATAAAGAAGTTAGACAAAGTATAAAAGATATAGAAATTGATAATAAATAATTATGCCTAAATATACTTGAACATCATCTGAAATACTTAAAGAAATAACTGAATACTTTGAAAGACAAGCAGAAGATAAGCAATTAATATGTATTATCTCAGACAAAGAGACTAAAGAAATGATAAAACACACACAAAGAAAAATGTTGAGATGATTATGTAGTGAGATTTCTAAACATATGTGAGAACAGCCTGAAAGGGTAAAGCAAATTTTCCTTATATGATGCTTTTGAGCTAAACCTATGAGTATGGGAAAGTTCCATACAGTTGTACCAAAGAAACCAACTACAAGTGAATTAACAAAGAAAGAAACTATATTCTATATAGAAACCATCTGGAAGTTTATTTGTGATAATAAGATTGCCTGTAAATACAGTCCTAAAGAGATACAAAGTTTACTAGAAAGTTATTCACACTAAAGTCAATTGCAATATCTTGTAATAAAAACAACATTATGTTAGTATATATACATCACTTTATTTATTAATTATTATTTTATGTATAAATCAAGAGCAATAAAAATATTAGAAGCCTTTGAGAGAGCAAAATGTTTAAGTAATAGAGAACTTAATAAAATAGCCTGATGGAGATTTTCAGGTTACTTACACCAATTGAAACAATATTGAATCAAGTTTACTAAGGTAAAAGGAAGTTGATACTTAGAAATATGGAGTATTCAACATATACCAGAGAATCTAAAATGGAAGTGAAGAACAAGTATAAAAGTTATACAAGATAAAAGAAGTTGGTTTGAAAGATTATTTACTAATTAACAAGCAGTTACTTAGATTATTACTTAATAAATAGAAAAGATGAAAACATTAATACCTATAGTATGATTATATTATATGAATATATGGTTTACTACAGAATCATTGAAATATGATATAAATAGTTGAGCTTCAAGAGGAATTGCACTTATTAGCACAATATGAACTTTATATCACATATGATGTTTAATATGATTAATCAAAGTTGTTAATTTTATTATATAAGAATAGATAGTTATGAAATGATTAAGTACTAAAATAATAGAATATATAAAGATTACAAGAAGGCTAGAAGAGTTAAACCATGCAAATCCTTATTGAGCCTATACTTTTTGTTATAGAAAGGATTTAGAAGAATCAATTTTATATTTTACTAAGCTAAAGCAAGTTAAAAAAGAAATAAAAGATTTAGTATGAAGATGGAACTATTTTCTTTTCTTATTCAATAGAACATATTTTTATAAGAAATTTAAAATAAGTTTATTAACTCCTAACACAAATAAATAAATATGGAAAGAGAAATAAAATTTAAATTTTGGAACAATGAAACTAAAACAATGAGTTGTTCTTGGAGTATTTGAGATTTAGAATATGAATGATTCCCTGAAGAATATAATTATGAAAACTGAAAGGTACTACAATTTACAGGTTTAAAAGATAAGAACTGAAAAGAAATATATGAAGGAGATGTGATTGAATTTAATGAAGAAGAATGGGGAAATAATACAACAAATATACATATTGTTGAATGGGATGAAGATGAGGCTCAATTCTCTATGGGATGATGATGCCAAAAGAGTGATTGTGAATTTAGAACAGTTATCTGAAATATCTATGAAAACCCAGAGTTATTAAACAAATAAATATTAATTACTAAAAAAGACTTATGAAAAAAATAATAATAGAAATAGATTTAGAATGAGCTAGTGATAGAGCAATAGAAGAATTATTATGAGATGATGGTAGTATAGAACAACTTGTAAACACTTGATGTTTTATGTTCACAGAAAAAACAGAACACTTTAAAACAGATATAACTACTTATAAAATGCAAAGTGTTAATAGAGGAGCAGAATAATAATTATTAATTAAAAACCTATGCAAGAAATAAAATATACAAGATTTGAATATTTAAGTAACTATTATAAAGATTTATTAATTGCTAGATTACAATTAAATAATGAGAATTGGACAAAAGAAAAAAGAGCCTATTTATACAATTTTGCAAAGGATTATGTAGAAAAAAGACCTATTGACTAATTTATATTAATATTTAAAGAAAAGAATATGAAAACAACTAAAATTTTTTTTGATTGTGAATTTACTTGATTACATCAAAATACAACATTAATTTCTATTTGATTAATTTCGGAATGTTGAAAAACATTTTATGCTGAGTTTACTGATTATAATAAAAATCAAGTTAATGATTGGATAAAAGAGAATGTAATAAATAAACTTATTATTAGTTGAGAATGATGTAATATAAAATCAGATAAAGAAACAACTGTAAAAGGAGATACTGCTTATATACAATATGAACTTCTTGAATGGTTAGGAGATTTTGAATACATTGAAATATGGAGTGATTGTCTAAGTTATGATTGGGTACTATTTAATACCTTATTATCTAATTATTCTGATTGATATCCTCAGCTACCAGAAAATGTGTATTACATTCCTTTTGATATTTGTACTTTATTTAAGATAAAGTGAATTGATGCTGATATATCAAGAGAAGAGTTTGTAAAAGAATGAGAAGAATCATGGTTTTGAGAAGAAGAGAAACATAATTCTTTATTTGATGCAAGGATTATAAAAATGTGCTATGAGAAAATAGAAAAAGAAACTATAGAAACAAATAAACAACTAGACAAGATTTTAGAAATGGTGTCAGTGATTTAGACTCCACACTTAAATTATGACAACTATATTGTCACAAGTGTTGAGAAGTGATTAATACAAAGGATGTAGAATATGACCCAGAGACAGATAAGAGATATTGCTATAAATGTGACTGTACTTTACCTATATAAGAATAACCTATGAAAACACATATAGAAACAGATGATATCTCTGTTATCAATCATATATACCAATATGTTCTTGATGAAGAGACTGTAAACCTAATTGATCAGGTAAGACTACAAGCTGAACATTGATTATCTATATCTGAAGAAGATATTAAAACAATCAAAGCTAAAGGAAAAGAATCTCTTGATTTCCTAGAAGAACAAGATGCCCTAGAATTAGCACAACCTCTAGTGCCTTTTGTAAAGTCTAGTGGTAATATTAGTTACGCATAAAAACTTGATTTATTTTTTAATTTATGTATAATGCTTAAGATAACAAACCTATTAAAAGAAATAATAGAAAACCTACAACAAATAGTAAAAAGTAATGCTGAAATATCTAACCAACAATTAGAAATGATAGACAAACTTGATACTATTAGAATGAATACATACAACACTTCTAAGAATACTTTTACTTTACTTGATAAGAAAGATAAGTTTTAATTATGATACTTAATACAGATTATATTATTGCTATTAAACAAGAAGTAGAGCATATAGGTTTATCATATTGAATACCTGTATGAGAAAGTATTTATTATTATATATTCACTACTTCTACAAAATTCTCTATAAGTATCACACAGTTAGAAGATATTACTTTTATATGAAAAGAAAAAGAGTTTTACACAAAGTACTTAAAAGGTTTAATAGAAAAACATAAAGAAGAATAGACCTAAATAAGTCTTAAAACTATTTTAATATACTATTATCTACCTTATATGGTAGATTCTAATACATAATGGTGTTTATCTCCTTTTCATCTTATGTATTAGAATTTATTATATAAAAAGGATACTATGCCAACACCTAAACCACATTCTTCAGATGATTTTAAAGATAACTATGTTATGGAAACCATTAAAACTAATGAACCTGAAGCAAAGAATATAAGCTCACAAACTAAATCTAACTGAGATATGACATTCATATATAAGGTTTGAAGAAAAAAATATACTATTCCTCTTACTAACTTAGAATATGAAAAATACATAGCAGATAAAAAGAAAGATTATGTTGAGCCTATAAAGCAATACCATGAAGAATTAGAAGAAGCTACTAAACCTATTAGAGAAAAACATGAAGATATGTTAAAAGAATACCAAGAAATGCTTAGTAAAGAAACAGAGCAATTTGTAGTATGAAAGATTAATAATTATTTTAAGAAATAAATTATGCCTAGATGAAAAACAACATCTTCTGAAGATAAAGCTAAAGTAATAGAAGCCAAACTAAATAACCCTGATTTATCAACTAGAGATATAGAAAAACAAACATGAGTAGAACATACTACAACAAGTAGAATACTGAAGAATGATATGCAACAAATTGCAACACAAAGTGAAACTATCACAAAACTCATAGATGATAATAATAAAATTCTTAATATAACTTGAATAAAACTATTAGAGAAGTTAGCAGATGAAGAATGAAAGATTAGATTAGATGAATTAACCAAAGCAAGAGATTTAGCATTTAGACAAAATGAATTAACTAAAGCTATGGAAAACCCAGATAAAGAAGTGAAAGTTACTTTTGAATTATAAAGTATAACAAGTTATGATTTATCTATAAGATATAGAGTAGATTTTTTGAAAATTATCTACTTTTTATTTTAGAATAGCTTAAATTGAAGTATATAAAAAGTCTTGAATGTAAAACAATTATGTTTTGACATCAAGACAAAAAGGTATAAAATAAAGGTAAGCGACTAAACTTACCTCTTGAAGATACTATATGCAGAATTATTTAAATGACAAATTTAATTTAATAAATCTAAAATATAAGTTTATGAAAGTAAACGTAGAGTTAGATACAGAGAAGATAGCTAATGATATATGAGTATTAAAATATTGATACTTAAGTTTAATAAAAGATACTCTTGATTCACAAAATAGAATTACACTAGATAGAATAAATATATCAGATAGTAACAAAAGAAGTTTAGAGGCATTTTTAAAAAGAAAGTGATTTATTGGGAAATTCAAACTTAAGTGAGATAGTAAGAAAATATTATATTTCAATCCATTATATGCACACTCTTGAAAAACAATTTCTAAAGAGTTATATAATGCTTTTGATGATATTAATAATAAAGTTTACTAACATGAATGTAACAATAGATTTAAAATTTTTAAGAGATTGGCAAAAAGAATTTATAAAAAACTCAAAGCAGTATAATGTTTTAGTTGTTCATCGTAGAGCCTGAAAAACAACTGTAGCAATAGCTAAATTACTATATGAAGCTTTAAACACAAAAGGGTATTATTGATATATAAGCCCTTTTTATCGTCAATCAAAAGCGATAGCTTGGGATATATTAAAGAAGTTTGCTAAAGCTATACCAGATACAAAGACTAATGAGAGTGAATTAATAGTTGAATTACTTAATTGAAGTAAGATAAGACTATTTGGTGCAGATAATCCTGATAGTTTAAGGTGATTAGATTTAAGATGAGTTGTATTTGATGAGTATTCACAACAACCTGCTAATATATACTGAGAGATTGTATTTCCTATGATACTTGCTAATAATGGTTGGGTATTATGGATATGAACACCAAAATGAAAGAATAACTTTTACAAGATATATGCTAATTGAAAGAAAGACCCTAAATATTATACACTTTTATTAAAAGCTTCCGAGAGTTGATTATTAACTAATGAACAACTAAATGAAGCAAAAAATGAAATGACAGATGAAGAATATGAACAGGAATACCAATGTAGTTTTGAAGCAGCAATTAAATGAGCATATTATACTAAAGAGATAAATAGAGCTAGAGATGAAAAGAGAATAAAAGCTTGATTATATGACCCTTTGCTTCCTGTATATACAGTATGGGATTTGGGGATAAGTGATTATATGGCAATTATATTTGTACAAATACATTGAAATACAGTAAGAATAATAGATTGCATCCAACATAATTGAGAGTGATTTGAATTTTATGCTAGATTAATCAGAGAAAAAGAAGCAGAGAAGTGATATACAGTAGATAAATTCTTTTTTCCACATGATATAGAAGTTAGAGAACTAACTACATGAGCTTCTAGATTAGAAACAGTTAGAGATATATTTGGAACAAGTAGAGTTTATGTATTGCCAAAGTTATGAATAATGGATTGAATTAATGCAGCTCGTAAGATATTCCATAATGTATGGTTTGATGAAGATAGAACAGAAGAGTTAATTGAAGCTCTAAGTTTATATAAACAAAAGTATGATGAGAAAAGAGATATATTTTTAAATACTCCAGAACATGACTGGACATCTCATTTAGCAGATGCTTTTAGATATATGGCAATAGCTTATAATGATTTAACTCGAGTTGAACGATATGAAGAACCATTAGTTATTGACTTTTCACAACAAATATAAAAACTTGCATTTTATTTTAAAACATATATAGTACATTTAAAGCACTTAAAATTCTAACTTCCTAATATGCCTAAATCAAGATTTCCTATTGATGAATCAGCAATAATAACTCAAGTACAACAAGAGAAACAACTGTGAGTTAACTTTGTAGACCAAAAGAGACAATTATTTTTAGAAAGATTAAAACTATATACTAATATAGCTGAAGATTGAGGTAAAGCAGATAAAGTATATGTAAGGACTATTCGCTCTACTATGTTAACTTTAATGAGTCTTTATTATTCAGATGCAATAACTGTTAATTTCTCTTGAAGACAACTGTGAGATGATGAGATAGCAGATAATTATAATAATCTAGCTTTATTCGACTATGAAGAAATGGATTTAGAAAAACTAACCTATGATGTTCAATGGAATAGGTTATTTTATGGTGTATGATTAAGAATCTTTGATTATCGGGATACAGTTAGAGATGTTCCTGTTTATAGAAGTATAGACCCAATATCTTGGATTCCAGACCCTTTATGATATATAGATAATTATAGATTTCATGGTTTTGAATTAGAAATAAATGATTGAGATTTAACTACAGATGTATATTTTAATGTAGATAAAGTTAAACCTAGTGTTTCAGATAGAGAACAAAGAAGAAGAAACCAAATACAACAATCAAGACAAGTAAATTGATGAACACCACAAACAAATGAACAACCTATTTATTGAATATATAATCATTATACAACAATAAAAGGTAAAAAATATTTAGTGACATTAGCTAATGATGACAGCTTATTAATAAGATTTGAAGAAATTAAACCAGTTTATGAAGAAGAAAAGAAAAACCCTAATCTGATTAAATTTCCTGTTATAGTCAATCATTATGAACCTTTTAAATGAGACCCATTTGGTATAAGTGTTCCAGACTTATTAGAAGATAAACAAAGAATAGAACAATTATTCTTAAATCTAAATAGAATTAAAGCAGAACATGAAGCTTGGTGAGATACATTCTTAGTAGATACAGATGCAATTAAAAATCTAAATGACTTAAGACAACATACTCAATGACCAAAATATGTTAGAGCTGATTTAAGAAAGAATCCTAATCCTATCAGAGAAGTAGAGAGAGGAAGAATCAAGCAAGATGCATTTAATATGGCACAAGTTATTAGACAACAAGGTTCTAATGATATGTGATTAGATGAGAGAGCAGTATGATGAACACCAGATAAGAGTATAACAGCTACAGAGAATCAAAGAATCCAAAGAAATCAAAATGTTAAGTTAGTTCTTAATAATAAGATTAATCAATGGTGAGAAAAAGATTTTTGGAGAAACTGGTTAAGAGCTTATTATGAATTTTTCCCTTTCAAATGAGAAAAAAATATAATGCTTCAAAATTCTTTTGGTAATGTTATACAATCAGTTAAGAGAAAAGATATAGATACTTGAGCTAATATTGATATTAAAGTTATCAATAAAAGTGATGAGGAATCTATGAAAGAGCAAGAAAAAGCTTGATTGTTAGTAATAGCTGATTTAGTTCTTCAAGATCCTAAGAGTCCAGAAATAAGTAAAACATTTGCTAAAAGAAGTATTGCAAGAGCTAATTGAATAGATAAAGATAAAATCTCAGTATTATTTCCTGCTTCTATAGAAGAAATGAAAGCTAAGTTAGATTTAGAACTTCTTAATAGAAATATGGATGTTTGAGAAATAGAACAACTTGAAGAGGACCACATGAGTTATATTGTTATCTATTGAAAAGCAATGGATACAGATGCAAGAGATAGTGCTATAAGAGATAGAATGGATGCAATGATATTAAGTTGACAAAATATACAACAAGCACAGCCAGAACAATGAGGATGAGTATTATGAGCAACTGCTGCACAAGTTACAAATGCTCAAATAATGCAGTGATGAGAACAATGAGCTGCTAGTCTAGCAGATATTGCTACACAATAATTAAAAAACTATGTGAAAGAAAAAACAAACAGAATTAACACCAGAACAATTAGTGATAGCTAAAATGCAATCACTAATGGCTTCTGATTGATGGGCATATTTAATTGATGAACTAAAGAAAGACAAAGAAATATGTATTAGAAGTTTAGTATATGATTATAGAGGAATAGATGTTGAAAAGAAATTTAGTGATGCAGACATATTAAGAAATAAGATAGAGTTAATAGATGATATAGTAGTTATGCCAACTAAGATTATAAATGAATATGAACCAACAATAAAGATTGATTCTCCAACTATTTAAGGAGAATGTAGTTCACAAATGACGATTTGTTGATTGCTACTCTTTGAATACCTAGCAGAAACAACTGCACAATAAATTATTATATAACTTCTTATTATGACAGAAGAAATTAAAAGCCAAGATGCAGGCATAAATGCAGACACAGTAGATGAAGAAACTATTGAAACTGAAGTAGAGGAAACTCAAACTGAAGAATCAAAAGACACTAAGGCTACTACAAAAGGTAAATCTAATGTACCTAAAATATTAGCTGAAAAGAATAAGTGGAAAGCTGAAGCTGAAAAGTGGAAAGCTGAAGCTGAGAGTAAAGAATTCTCAGAAGAGAAAGCACAAGCATTAATACAGCAAGCAATAGCTGAAAGTAAAATGAATGACTTGAAAGCAAATGAAAGAAATAATTTCCTTGAAACTTATTGAGAAGAAAATCTTGAGGCTGTTGAATCTACTTTAGAACAACATCCAAGCTTAACTTATGAACAAGCAGCTACTATAGCAGGAATAGGATTTACACAACCTAGCAATCCTAATAAATATAGTGTTGCATGAAATACTCCTTCTTCAATTAGAAAACCAAAAACTGTTGCTGATATTTCTGATGATGATTTAAAAGCAAAACTTGTTGCTGAGTTTCAAGATGCAGGATTTAATAATGCAAGATAATTGTTAGGGTAGCTATATATTAATTTCTAAATATTATACAATGGCTACTACTACAACCTGAAATATAATGACTTCTGGTGCTTTAGGAGAATTTATCCAAAGAGAAGCTATCAGAAACTTTGAAAGAGCATTATTTTTCAAACAAACTTGAATGGTAAAACAATTACCATTTGGAATGAATAAATATACTTTCCCAACTGTTGACAATAAAGATGGTGCAGCAATTCAATTAACTGAATGAGTAACTCCAACTGAAACTGCATTCTCTTTAACAAATGTTGAAGTAACATTAAATCAATATGGTTCTTTTGCACTTTTATCTGATGTTGTACTAACTGATGCTCCTGTTGATGCTGTACAAGAAGCAGCATTTGAATTATGAAGAGATTTAGCTAATAAAGCTGATCAAGTAATCCAAGCTGCAATAGATGCAGGTACAAATGTTATCTATGGATGAGATGCTACATCAAGAGTAACTGTTGATGCTACTGATACATTAACTGCTGCTAAATTAGCAGAAGCTGTATCTAAATTAAAAAGTAATGATGCTCCTTTCTTTGATGGAGAAGCATATGTTGCTATAATGCATCCAGATGTTGCTTATGATTTACAACAAGAATCTGGTATAGGTACATTTATTGATTTAAATAAATATACTGATTCACAAGTAAGAAAACCACTTAAATGAGAAATGGGTATGTTATTTGGTGCAAGAGTTGTTGCATCTTCTAATGTTCAATTCTTTGCTGATGGTGGTGCTGGTGGTACTGTTGATGTTTACCCAACTTATGTTGTAGGTAGAGATGCTTATGCTACTGTTATGTCTGGATGAATGGAAACATTTATCAATGGACTAGGTAGTGCAGGTACAGCAGATCCATTACACCAAAGGTTATCTGTTTGAGGTAAAGTAAGACTTGCTTCAGCAATAACTAAAGAGGAAGCTCTATATAGAGTTGAATCTGCTTCAAGCTTAGGTGCTAATACTTAATACTAAGAGAGATTTAAACCTCTCTCTTTTTGCTATATTTTTCACAATGTGGAAGATAAAGTAAAGAGTTTATTTACTAATATACCAACAAATGGATGTTAATTCAGTTATAGAACTATCTAGAGATATTACTCATACAGATGATATACAAATAACAGATACAAAAGCGTTAAGATATCTGAATATAGTATATCATACTATTGCTAATAGGATTATAGAGGATATAAATGAAGACTATTTTTGGGATGTCTTTACAACAGATACTATATTAAATCAAAATGAATATACTTTTAATGAAGCTACAGCAACTACAAACTGAATGAATAAGATTCAAAGAGTTGAAGTAAAATGGAAGTCTACAGATGAATTTAGTACATTAATAGAAGCAGATACATTAGCAAGCTATAAAACATCTGAATGAAGAATTAATAATAAGCTAAGTACAGATGAATGATTTTTTGATATAAAAGATTGAAGTATATTTATATACCCAGCTCCTACTGAAGCTGTTGAAGCATGAATGAGAGTACAATCCACAATAACTTTACAAGATTTAGTTCTTTGAGGTGCCGAATCAACTATCTTCCCAAGAAATAGTGATTTAAGAGGATATCATCAAATTCTATCAGTATGAATGAAGCAGTATATATATAGTCAGCAAGGATTAACAAATGAGAAAAATGATTCTATTAATGAATTCAATCAAAAATTAACTCAAATGATTAGTAATATCAAAGACAGGTATAATAATCCTGTTGAAGCAATACTACCAAATGCAATAAATCTTAAAACTTAGATATGCCAATACAAAAATTCCAATGATTTTTTAAATGAATAGCTCAAGATGATTATCAAACAAAATCCAATCAGGTTTTGTATAGTTCTTGATTAGATTTAAATAAAGAGACTTATTCAGTTGAGCTAGATGCATGATATACTTCTTTAGTTACTACTTGAGATAAGAATATTCTATGTTGGTTTTATGTAGAAGACACTTGATGAAATAGAACAGCAGTTTGAGCTTGAGATAGTTGAGTAGTTTATAAATCAGATTGAACAGATGATACTCCAGATTTTACGTTTTCAGATTGAAGAGCTGTAGTAAATGCAACTAATATGTGATGATTTGTTTATTTTATTAGGCCATCTTGAACATGACAAATCAGAGTTGGTAAAATGGATCAAACAAATACATCTATATCAAGTGTAACAGAAACTATTACACCATCAGCTTGAACATTTCCAGATTGAACTTTAAGAAGTAAATATCCTGTTTATAACTTTAATGACCAAGTATTAATTATCTGAGTTTGAGGAAAGCTTATTACATTAGATATCAATGATGCTGTAACCACTTATGATTTATTTGCAGATTCTATAGTGTGAATAGAAAAAATAGGAAGTCAGTTTAAAGTATACTCTAGTGATTGAACAGTAGCATTTTGGACATTTGAAGCTTGATGAGTTAATGAATCCTATAAAATAGATGATTTTATAAGATGAAGTAAGAATAAATGACAAACTGACTTTATGGTATCTTGATTTAATTCAACTCAAACTAATTTACATATAACTTCTGGATATTCAGCTCCTATTATATGATTTCAATATGATTCTCCTAGATTAACCATTCCTAAATTTAAAACTAGAATGGATAGACCAACTCAATTATGAAGAATATGAGATAACATCTATTTTATTAATGAAAATGGAACTTATGATGCGTTATGGAGTTTCTGAAACAAAGTTAGATGACTCTGAGATGCATTTCAAGAAGTTTTCCCTATTAACCCTATCTCATCTAGTATAATAACAAGCCTATATGGCTTTCAATGACCTTGATTAGATACATTATTTATATGAGTAGCTATAGATTGAATTGAACAAATAGTAAAATATGAAATTTGAGGGACAAAACAAACTTCTTGATATATGATACTACCAATAGTAGATTGATGAGATAGATTAATTAAAAAGAAATTAAAAAGAATCTATATTACTACTAGTTGAACAGATGAGAATAATACTGTTAAATTAAGTGCTAGTTATGATCAATGAGCTTATGAGGATATAAGAACAATAGACCAAGAATGAGATTCACTAAGAACAATAATCTCTGAACACACTAAAGAATGGACAGATGTAAATTTTAGAATAGATTTTACAAGAGTAAGTTGAAATCCAAAATTCCATTGATTAAAAATAGTTTATGAAATAATTAAAGACTAATGGCAACAGAAAAAGAATTTAAACCAGATTTCTTACCAGATGAAAACTTTGAATCAGACATTCCTTGATTATGACCTGAGAAGTTAGATTGAAATGTAAGTGTAAGATGAGCTAGTGCTTGATGATGAGTGAAAGCATTAAACTTTTCAAGAGCTGCAAGTGTATGAACTTGATTACAACAGTTTACTTGATTTGGATTTACTCCATCTAGTTATAGTATTACTGCATGGCGTCAATGATTGTCACTTGATATAACATGAAGTATATGATTATATGATTGAACTACTGAAAGAACATTTCAGATGGCAGATTGAGAAAGTAATTCATTCTCATGAGGAGTATTAAGAGTTTTTCATGTTAACCAACCATGATGATGAGAAACAGAAGCAAATCATAATACTTTTATAAGTGACTGAATAGAATTAAATTTTACTGATAGTACAGCAGATGTGTTCCTAATGATAACAGCATATAAATAAACTTGTCTTTATAGATAAAATGATTATATTAATATAAATAACTAAAGATTATGGCTAACTGAGATAACATAACAACAGGAGCTTGAGCAACAGAAGCAGAAGAAATTAAAACAAAGATAGATGAAACAGCAATTACTCCAGAGGTAACTACTCCTGAAACATCTGTAGAAGCACAAGAAGCTACAGTTCCTTTAGAGCCTATTCAAGAATGAGTAGTGACCACAGAAGCTCCAACTACTCCAGAAGTAGCAGTAGCTGAGGAAGAAGTTACACCAACTATAGAAGAACCTGTTGATATTAGAGCAGTAAATGAAGAAAGAAGAAAAAGAGAAGAAGAAATTAAAAGAGTGCAAGCATTAAGAGAAGAATGAGTTGCTGAACCTGATATTATCACAAGAATTGAAGAGGAAAGAAAAGCACCTGTAATAGCTGAGAAAGTAGAAACTGCTGAAGATATCAAAACAAAACAACTTGCTATTAAAGAAACTGAAACAGCTCAACAAGAAGAAGCTAATAGAAAAGCTTTAACATCATTTACACAAGCTATAGATTCTGGAAATTTAGATTTAGCTAAAGAATTAAGTACAAATAACCCATCTTTAAGAGGGGATTTTACAAGTATAGTTAAATCAAGATTCAAACAAAAATCAGATGTAGAGTTCTTTAAGAAATATAACTGAGCTACAAATGATGAGATGAGAGCTGCAGCAGAAAGCTGAGCTTTAGTTATATGAAGTGAACAATATAATTCTTTACCAGAAGCTCAAAGAAGAAGATTTGAACAGTTTAATAAACTAAATATTACTAAAAAGACAGACTTTACAACTGATAATAATAATGTTTTATCATTAGATGCTATAACTAATAACTTAAACTCATTATTTAGTTTTGATTTAAGAAAAAAACTAGATGAAGCTAAAAATAATCCTGAATTAAAATCTACTAGAGAATGATTAGAAAGCTTACAAAATGAGATTAATGAAATAGATGATGAATTAGACATTTTAGAAGAAGATGTTAGAAGTGAATTTAATAGACTTGATACACCTACTCAAAATGCTATAATCAGAAGAAGAAGAAAGGATATTGTTAGAGAAAAAAATACATTAATTAATCAATATAATGCTAAATTAGGTACTTATAATGATTTAAAATGAGATTTAGACAGAGAAGTACAAATAGCTCAGTTTGAAGATAGTCAACAAAGACAATTATATACTACTGCTTTGCAACAATATAACACAGATAGAGCTAGAATGGATAAAATAGCTTTATTAGAATTTCAAGAACAAAGTAAAATACAAGCAGAGAATAGAGCTAATGCATTTAAAACAACTCTTATTGAGAATGAAAGAGAGTACCAAGCAATGAATAAGAAATGAGTATATCAAACAGATAGAAATGGTAACTTGTTATACTTAGTTGATTGAAAAGCAAATCCTGTTCTATCAAATACTTGAGAAGTAGTATGAATTACAAAACAAAAGTGATTTTCTGATACAGTAAGTAAGAATAAAGAAGGATGATTTGAAGTATTAAGAATGTATGATGACTGAAGAAAACCAGACTTCTTTTCATATTGAGTTAATTGACAGAATAATCTAAATACTAATATTAATGTTCAAAACTGAATATCTGCTGTAGAAACATATAAAAGTAGAAGTAAAACACCATGATACCAATGCTGAGAAGCAGTAAATAACTACTTAAATGCATCTAATGTTACTTGAATTAGAATGGGAGATACTTACAAGTCTAAACAAAAATATATCAATAGCCAAACTCCTAAGGTATGAGGTTTGGCTGTATGGAATCCAACAACAGAGGGTACATATTGAGAAAATGGACATGTTTGAATAGTTAGTTGATATAATCCATCTACTTGAATGGTGGAAATAACAGACTGGAATGCAAAATGAGATGGTAAAAAGAATATATACTCTATACCTGTATCTCAAATTAGTAATAGTGATGGTGGTTTTGTTGATTTAAGCAGGTTTGAAACTCAGAAAGAAGTTTCTTTTAGTATATCTGATTTAAGTGTATTTAATAGCTTAACTGCTAGTGAAAAGGCTAAAAGACAAAATGACCCTCAATTTAAAGCAATAGTTGAAGCACAAAATAAAGTATTCACTGACCCTAATGCTGATCCTTTTGAGGTTATTGCATATAGTAAATGATGAAAAGATATGAGTGCAACTGATAATAAAGAAATAAGAAAATTTAGTGCAGTCTTAAATTCATTATGAGAAATACAAGAAACTATTACAGAATGAACATGATGAATGTTTTGAGAATGAACTTGACCTTTTGTGTGATTATTAAGAAGTAAAGACCCTTATGATGTCACTGCTCAAAAACTAAAAGCGCAAATCACTTCACTTATTCCAAATTTAGCTAGATGAGTGTATTGAGAAGTGTGAGTATTAACAGAAGCTGATGTCGAACTATATAGGCAAACTGTACCAAATCTAACACAAACAGAAGATGTTAATAGGGCTATGTTAGGAATGACCCTAAGACTAGTAAAGAGATGATTAGAAACAAATCTTACTGACTTAGCAAGAAGTTGAGTAGATACAAGTTGATTTGAATGAAAACTAAGACAAATTAATAAAGAGTTAGAAGTAATTGAATGAGAATTACAATGAAAAGTACCCAAACAATCTACTAAAGCAAGTAGTGTATCAGTTACAGACGCTTATGCTTCATACCAAAACAAGAAAGTATTTGACTGGAGAAACTTTAATCCTAATAAATAATTATGGCAGATTTCTTTGATATATGAATAGATTTTAAGAAAGACCCAACAAGACTAGAAGACCCTAGTCTAATGAGTCAAGAACCTGAAAAACCTGAAGTAGAATTAACTTGAGGATTTTCTCAGGCTACTGAAACACAAATAGAAGATATAAAAGCTTGACAATGAGTTACATGAACAGAACAAGTTATACAGAATTTAGTACAACAAAACTGACAGCCAGAAGATACCATAATAAGTCAAGAGAACTTTTTTGAAATAATAGATAATGCTAAAGCATCCTGAGAATATGAATGAATATCAGATGAAGAGTTATTAAATTGATTTTGAGAACAAATTACTAAAGATTGAGTTACAATTGTAGGTTTAGAAGATTTTCAATCACAATTTATTGATGATAAGGTTTCAGAAGATAGGGAATGATTATGATCTAAATTACTAGAAAGATGAGAAAAGATAAAAGAAGCATTTACTACAGAAAGAACAGCAGCAGAGGTATTGATTCCATGATATTGAACAGAACTGGAAGTAGCATGACAAGTAGCATGAGGACTTTGAGATATTATATGAGAATGAGTAGTGCAATGATTTAACTTACTAGGTAAATGACTAAGTGCTATAACACCAGATTTTATAGAAGAACCTATAAAAGAAGCAGTTTGAACAGCCTGAACAAAATTATTACAATCTGATATATGACAGCAATGATTACAAGCTTTACAAACATCTGTTGAGGCATATCAAGACTTTGCTAAGGAAAACCCAAAAGAAGCAAGAAAACTAGAATCAATTTGAAATATATTATCTTTTGCTCCTATTTGAGCTATATGATGACTTGGAACAAAAACAGTAGGAAAGTGAATAGGATGAGTTGGAGAAGTGTTAGAGGAATCTGCTAAGAAAAGTGTAAAGAAAAAAACAGATGATTTTGTTAATGAACTTATACAGCCTATTGCAAATAAAAAACAGGCTGTTTCAGATATAAGTAAATGAAAAGTGACTGAATGATGAATATTTAGTGGTAGACAAGTATGATTAACAAAACAAGAGTTAGATATTGTAAAAGATATAAAAGCAGTTCCATGAATATGATCTAATAAAACAATATTAGAGAACAATAATAGTATTTTAGCTGAGATCTGAAAACTAAGTGATGATTTAACAGAACAACTGAGCGCAAGTCCTATATT